AATGAATATATATACTAATACCAATAGTGCTTTCCCTAGTCAAGTAGTGAGTGATGCTGAAAAAGCAAGTATTGAATATGGGAGTCAAGTTGCTATGGCCATAGAATATGAATGGTTTAAGACAGGAAGAACTAATGGAAATAGGTATTTAACTAATTGGAATCAATTTCACCAATTAAGATTATATGCTCGTGGAGAACAAAGCATACAAAAATATAAAGATGAATTATCTATTAATGGTGATTTGTCTTATCTTAATTTAGATTGGCAACCAGTTCCTATATTATCTAAATTTGTAGATATAGTTGTAAATGGCATATCTGCTAAAACATATGATATTAAAGCATACGCTCAAGATCCAGAGTCTATAAAGCAAAGAACTAAGTACGCTGCTAAAATACAAGAGGATATGCTTGCTAGAGAATATCTTAATTCTTTAAAGCAATCTTTAGGTATAAACTTATACCAAAGCTCTTCACCTGAAATACTACCTGAAACTCCTGAAGAACTTGAACTTCACATGCAACTATCTTATAAGCAAAGTATAGAGATAGCTGAAGAAGAAGCTATATCTTCTGTTATGGATCATAACAAATACGATTTAACAAAGCGAAGATTAAACATGGACTTAGCTGTTTGTGGTATTGCAGCTTGTAAAACAAACTTTAATACAGCTGAGGGTATAACAGTAGATTATGTAGATCCAGCTTATATGGTTTATTCATATACTGAAGATCCTAATTTTGAAGATATATATTATGTAGGAGAAATAAAGTCTATTACAATTCCTGAACTTAAAAAAGAATTTCCTGATATATCTAATGAAGAATTAGAAAGAATACAGAAAATGCCTGGAAATAGAAATTATATTACAGGTTGGGGAGGTTATGATGAAAATACTGTTCAAATAATGTATTTTGATTATAAAACATATCATAACCAAGTATTTAAAATAAAACAAACAGATCAAGGTTTAGAAAAAGCCTTAGAAAAAGATGATACTTTTAATCCTCCACAAAATGATGGGTTTGAAAAAGTAAGTAGAAGTATAGAGGTTTTATATAGTGGTGCTAAAGTGCTGGGAACTGATACTATGTTAAAGTGGGAACTTGCTGAAAACATGTCTAGACCTATGTCAGATACTACAAAAGTAGAAATGAATTACGCGATATGTGCGCCACGTATGTATAAAGGTAGAATAGAATCACTTGTAAGTAAGTGTATTGGTTTTGCTGATATGATACAATTAACCCACTTAAAACTACAACAAGTGTTAGCTAAAATGGTACCAGACGGTGTTTATTTAGACATGGACGGTCTTGCTGAAGTTGATTTAGGTAACGGAACTAATTATAATCCAGCAGAAGCATTAAATATGTATTTCCAAACTGGTAGTATTGTTGGTAGATCTCTTACTCAAGATGGTGATATGAATCCTGGAAAAGTTCCTATTCAAGAATTAACAGCTAGTTCTGGCCAAGGTAAGATACAAAGTTTAATTTCTACATATCAATATTATTTACAAATGATAAGAGATGTAACGGGATTAAATGAAGCGAGAGATGGTAGTACACCAGATAAACAAACATTAGTTGGTTTACAAAAAATGGCAGCTAACGCGTCTAATGTAGCTACTAGACACATCAAACAAGCTGGTTTATATATAACATTAAGGATAGCAGAAAATATTGCTTTAAAAATAGCAGACGCATTAGAATTTCCATTAACAGCTGAGTCTTTAGTTAATAATATTTCTAATTACAATGTAAATACTTTGATTGAGGTTCAAAATCTTAATCTTCATGATTTTGGTATATATTTAGAATTAGAACCAGACGAGGAACAGCAAGCTCAATTAGAGCAAAATATTCAAATGGCTTTACAGCAAGGTGGGATTGATTTAGAAGATGCTATAGATTTAAGACAAATAAAAAATCTTAAATTAGCTAATCAGTTATTAAAAGTAAAACGTAAAGCTAAAGGTAAGCAAGATCAAGAAAACTCTATGGCTCAAGCTAGAGCTCAATCTGAAGCTCAAGCTGATGCAGCTGAAAAAATAGGTTTAGCAGAAGTTCAAAAACAAGAAGCTATTTCTGGATCTAAAGTTCAATATGAACAAGCAAGATCTCAGATGGAGATTCAACGTATGCAAAACTGCTGCACAATTAGAACAAGAAAAAATGCAGACTCAATTCCAGTATGATATGCAACTAAAGCAGATGGATATGCAGTCAATGCAAGATAAAGAACAAAGAATAGAAGATCGTAAAGATAAGCGTATAAAAATGGAAGGTACGCAACAAAGTCAAATGATAGATCAAAGAAAAATGATTTAATGCCAATTGATTTTGAAAAAGAAGGTGCAAACCCACAAGCTGATGGAATGCCGCAAGGACCAACAGCTTAATTATTAATTATTTAATTATATTATATTATGTCAGAATTAAAAACAAATGAACCTGTTAAACAGGAAGGTGACTTTAAAATAAAGTACTAAGCCTAAAAAACCTAAACAATTAGGTAATAGTGAACAGGAAGTAAAGAAAGTAAATTTAAAAGAACCGTTGGTAGAAATACCTAACGATGTTACCAAGGTTACAATACCTAAGGAANCANTTAAAAAAGAAGAAAACAATGCCATTCAAATCGGAGAAACAAAGGAAGTACCTGTGGAAAAACCATCCGGAGATAGCGCAGAGNTGGGAGAACCTATACAAGAGTCCAACGAGACTGCTGAAGGGTTTTCTCCAATCAAAGAAGTAACTGAAAAAGAAGTAGAAAAAGTAGAACAACAAGTTAAAGAAGCTATAAGAGATGAAAAAGTATTAGGTAAACAATTACCTGAGAACATCGAAAAGCTAGTTAATTTTATGGAAGAAACTGGTGGAACTATAGAAGATTACACTAGATTAAACGCAGACTACACTAGCGTAGATGACTCTACTTTATTAAAAGAATATTATAAGCAGACTAAACCACATTTAGATGCTGAAGAAATAGATTTTATCATGGAAGATAAATTCGATTTCGATACAGAAATTGACGAAGAGCGTGACGTCAAAAAGAAAAAACTACGCTAAAAAAGAGGAGATTGCAAAAGCTAAAAACTTTTTAGAAGAAACTAAGAGTAAATATTACGACGAAATCAAGTTGAGAACCGGCGTAACTCAGGATCAACAAAAAGCTATGGAGTTTTTCAATCGATACAATAAGCAGCAAGAAATAGCTGAGCAACAACATCAAGCATTCCAGGAAAATACAAAACAACTTTTCAATGAAAATTTCGAAGGTTTCGATATATCGGTGGGAGATAAAAATATAAGTACAATATAAAGGATGTAGATAAAGTTGCTGAAAACCAATCAAACATTAACAATTTAGTTAAGAAGTTCTTAGACAATGAAGGTAATGTTACTGATGCGGCTGGTTATCACAAAGCAATTTATGCGGCTGAAAATGTAGATAGAATCGCGTCTCATTTTTATGAGCAAGGAAAAGCAGATGCAGTTAAAGACGTGGTGAATAAATCTAAAAATTTATCACCTATAAAAGCTAGAACCCAACAAGGTGAAGTTTTTGTAAATGGCTTTAAAGTTAAATCTGTTTCCGGAGCTGATTCTTCTAAATTGAAAATNAAAANAAGAAAATTTAACTAATTAAAAATTAAAAATTATGAGTTTATCTCCACAATTTGGTAGTATTATTCCAAGTCCGATTCAAACTCCATCACCTTCAGCTTATTTAGCTTTTAACGGTGGAGCGAATGACTTTGCGCAACAATATTTACCAGAAATTTACGAACAAGAAGTAGAGCGTTATGGAAACAGAACGTTATCTGGCTTTTTGAGAATGGTTGGGGCAGAAATGCCAATGACCTCAGATCAAGTAATCTGGTCTGAACAAAATAGATTACATATATCCTATGACAACTGTGGTGTAGCTGCAGGAGGAGGAGCTGGTGCTGGTTTAGCATCTGTTGTTACAATTCCGGTTGGTGTTGCAGGTGTAACTAACGTTATATCTATTAATGATACTGTTGTGCTTTTAGACCCTAACGGGACAGAAGCAAAAGGTATTGTTACAGCAAGAGCTGCTGGTAACGTAACAGTTCAACCATTTGCTAATGCAACATTTGATGCACAAGGTATTACTATCTCTGGTGGTGGTGCAACTGGTGCTGTAAAAATGTTTGTTTATGGTTCTGATTATACAAAAGGATCAAGTATTGGAGCAGGAGTAGGAAACTCTGCTGCTAGAATAAGTGTTGACCCTTCGTTCACACAGTTTTCTAACTCACCAGTAATCATAAGAGATCAGTACGTTGTTACTGGATCTGATATGGCACAGATTGGTTGGGTTGAAGTT